TCTGAGTGGCGTCCTAACACCCGCCATAACTGGAGTAGGAATGTTGATTTTGTGTGTGCTGATTGCTTCGTAGTATCTTCTGACATATTCTAACCTTGTGTCTTTAGGGTATTTGGAAAACAATGTAGCAGCAATCATGATATACATCTGTTGAGGTGTCTCAAACAGGTAACCTGTGCTTCTATCTTGTACCAGATATTTATCGCATACTTGTCTCAAGCCTGCGTATGTAAACAAATAGTCTCTGTCGTGGTCAACATAAGACTCTATCTCTTCCCACTCTTCCTCAGTATATACTGTGAGTAATTCTTCATCATACATACCATGGTCTACACACTTACAAATATGATTGTAAAGTATAGGAGGTTTGTCTGGGTGGTATCCGAAGACTGCTTTCCTAAGACCAAACAGTAACAACCTTGCTGCAACATATTGATAGTTAGGAGTGTCTAATGATATCAAATCATTAGCAGAGCGTATTAGAATCTCTTGGATGTCTTCTGTCTTAATGCCATCGTAGAATTGTATTCCACTATTCATCTCTACTTGAGATGATGACACACCCGCAAGGTCTTCGCATGCTAACTCAACCATTGCGTGTACTTTGTCGAGATTTAGGGACTCGACAGACCCATCTCGTTTAACAACACTGATTCCGTTGCTCATACTTTCTTCCAGTCTGTAAATTTAATTTGTGCTTCTAACCCTGAGTAGGTGTTTGATTTTATTATAGCATAGGGATTCTCCCCTGCTAATACCATATCATTAATGTCCTTCTGAATTAAATTCTTAGGCCAAATAACGATAGACTCTTTTGATTGGATACAAGATTGCATTCGTTGTACAATCTGTTTGTTTCTTGGTTCGTTGTCGAAGACCCAAATCCGTAAATCATATTGTAGATTCCGATGGTCGACATCGCTCCCACACATAGCAATAGCGTTGGGAAGAAAGCAGGAGTCAAAGGGACCTTCCGTGACATAAACGGTTTCGTTTTTTTCAATTTTGTCTTGTCCAAATAATTTTAATTGGTCATCAAACATTACGGTGATGTATCGTAAGTCTGTATACTTCTCCAAAGAGCGACCCTGCACTCCAAACCACGTACCATCATCACTAATGAGTGGGATAATAATTCTAGGTTTGTCGTGTGTAATTTTTTCAAATGTTTTCTTATGGGTATTGACCCATGACATGAATTTATCAACGTAGTAGAAACGACTCAGTTGTGCCTCAGGTATCTTCCTATCCAGTAAATATTTCTTAGCTGGGTGAGAAGTATTTAGGTCTGAGATTCTTTGAGCAGACGGATTCTTTTTGAAGTTAGGTTTTGCTGATGGTATCTTTGGTGAGGGTGTATGTCTACCCTTACCAGTCATGCCTGACTTGTATTTTTCCATGACAAATTGGTCATACAAATCAGGTGCTTGGTCTTTCAAGAAGTTACCAAGAGACCTACCAACACCACAGTTATGGCACTTGTAAATGTATTCTGATTTCTTCAGAAAAAAATACCCTCGTGCTTTACTCTTATTCTTCTGAGAGTCTCCGCAGTAAGGGCATCTGAAATTGTACAGTCCACGCTTGACATGCTTGTATCTGTCAAGACGTGAGCTGATTAATCGAATGTATTTGTCTTCGACGTAGTCCAATCTACCCTTTCTACTGTGGGTATCATACTCGTTTCATTGGAAGCTGTCAAGCCTTGTAATATCTTTTGTCCGACTGGACTAACAAGAAAAGATATAATTGTAAGACCTCCTGCTATTGACCACATCTTCTTCTCCATCAACCTTAGTCTATCATCTACCTTTCTTATATCTCTCTCGCATCCTTTCTTTATAGCACTTGTCTCTCTATTAACATCAGCAGACAATCTGTCTATCTTTTCAAATAATACTTCGTCTATCTTGTCTTGCTTATCTAGTTTCTCATTATGGACAGCAAGAAGTTGACCCATCTTTACAGAATTTTCCTGTAGGGTATCAACGACTTTCTCCAGTCTTTCTATTATTGCTGAATTAATATCAGACATTATACTCTTAGTGCTGCTTGCCTTTTATCCCAATAAAATTTAATCACTTCATTTGGATATAAACGTTTGACTGAAATCTTTTTAAAATTCTCAGGGCGATACATCTTTCTTAATTCTATCTTCAAAGCTGACTCGGACTTGGAATATAGTACGTATGACTCTGCTCCATCATATGATATTTTAAACGGTAGGTAACCACTCTTATCTTCAACTGCTTCGCCTATGCCGACATTCTTAATCACATGACCTTTCGGTTTGTATTTCCTACGCTTCACCTTAGCACTCATCAATGGGTCGAATCCTGCATTAGGACCTGTGGGGGCAGCACTTCCAGTGAAACCTCCATTGCCGACACTCATTGTAGGTGCATCTTCATTCATAATGCGTTAAGTAAATCGAGCACATCATCATCAATATTTATGTTAGCGAATATTCCAGTAGTATTTTGTGGGTCTATTCTATTTAAGTATAAAAGAAATGTTTTTATGATTGAATAGTATTCTTCACCCAACTTATACATCAACAAAGGGATAGTCCCTTCTCCAAATACATTGAATAAAATAATAAGGTGGTTAAGAATCAAGTTGACTCTCAACACACCTGTCTTAAGGTATCTCTTCAATAACCTTTTTAGATATTTAAACTTCTTCATGTCCTCCATGAAGTCATCTACGGTAACTGATTGTGGGTTATCGTAATGCTTGATGGCGAACATGAGATAGTTTTTCTCATTTAGTTCATCAAATCTCATTATAAAATTTAGTTACTAACTACCGAATGTTAGAGTTGCTGCTCCGTCGGTATACTTTTGGACTGCACCTTTGCTTGAGTTAATCACGCAACGATACTTATATCCGTCTAATGTGTCTCCACTAAGTCCACTATATGCAAGAGTTGCAGTTGTGAAGTTAGCGTATGTAATACCAGTATCAAGTGAAGCACTCACGTCTACCCAACGAGTAGTTGCACTCTTGGTCTGTCTCTGCCACTTGTATGTGATAGTACCTGACTGGTCTACTGTTGCTGCTGCAACGAATGTGCCTGCACCACTAGAAGATGTAGATGCTGCTGGCTGTGTGCCAACTGTGATTACCTCTAATACATCTGCTGCTAGTGTATCATCAGCCATGTCTCCTGCGTTTCCTGCAGTTGCCTTAGCTGGTGCGATGTATTCTGCTTTATGTTTGGTGTCACCGTTGTGTGTCTGATAAGTGCGATACTGCCACCAACCAGGTCCAGTGATTCCTCTAGACTTGTTGGATGCAATGCTCTGCTCAGTTGTGTCAACGAAGACCAACTCATAAGAGTTACTATCTCCACCCTTAACTACAAACTCAGCGACTGCCTTAGGAGCAGTACGTCTGATAGCACCAGACAATGAAGCATTAGTGCTACCCGCATATGTTGTATGCAATTCAATAGATGTGGTAGATGTTACCTCTCTTACAATATAGTTAACGCTATTAAGCACCAAGATATCGCCAACATCGACGGAATCAGCAGCATTCTTTGTGACAGTTGCGTCACCGTTAGTGACTGCCACGTTATTGCCAAAGGTGGAAGCGTCTATAGTACCTAAAATAGACATTAGTTTACTTTAATAATTTTTTCCTATAAGTTATTTATAAGAATTACTCTCTAGTTGCTAGTGCAGACTTAACTGTCTCCAATAGCTTGTCGTCCATGTCTGTCTTAGTAAGTTTAACTGCCTTACCTAGAATGACTAGACATAAGTCGATTAGTTTCTCTCCCAACTCAGAATCGTCTGGGATTTTGTTTACTGCATCTGATACAATTTTAGATGCAAATGGTAGTAGGAATGATAGCATGATTAAAATTCAAACGGTACATTATATAGGCTGTTTACCTGACATTTGGTTGTCATGGTCTTTAGTAAACTGTATCATTCTTTCTTTCATTCTATCTGTAGACTCTTTCATTCTCTTTGCCTTTGCTGCATCATAGAATTTCTTATTCTGTCCTATGGCTTTCTTTGCAGTCTCTTTGTCTCCTGCAACTGCAGCTTTACCTCTCTTAACTTCTGCTGCCTTTGCTGCATCAATTAATTTATTAGCAGAGATTTCATGAAGTGTCTCTTCACCTACGTTTGATTCGTCTGGTGCTGTATCCACTGCTCCTTCTCCTTGAGGTTTCTTTGCACGTTTAGCACGCAATGCATCGTATGCTGCTTCACGCATCTTAATTACTTTACTCCTGACCTTACGACGATTCAATAGGTATTTGTCAGACTTATCATGGTCACCATCATTGTCGATGTCCTTGTCTTCTTTACCTACTGGGTCAAGTTTCTTTTCGTCTAGTTTGGTTTCTTTCATGAGGTCTTCCTTCTTAGGGTTAATAACAACGTTTCCTTTCTTCTTAGTAGTAAGAAAAGACTTTTCACCTGGGTTGGAGGGTTTCATTTTAGTTTATCTCTCCCATTTTTTCCAACTCCGCATCGGAAAATAATCCCGACTTAGACAATTTATTTATAAAGTCAGAAGGTTTTTCGTCTTCTTTGACACAATTAGGGACTTGTTTTCCACCCTTCATCTTAGTGCCTTTTGCTTTATAACCCTTCCAACATGTAGATGCACCAACGTTTTTACGTGCCTGCTTAAGTCCTTCTAACATGAGTTGATGTACGTCATCAATGTCTACACCTACTACACTTTCCTTAGCAGTTACACCTAAATCGCCTGCCTCTTTTGCTGTCTTCTCTCCTTTCTTTCCGACAACAATGTAACGACCATCAGCCTTACGTCCTGTGATGAGCATGGAGTTTCCACCTGAGGATACGACACGACCTATGTTACGGTCATCCTTATGCTCTGCTTTCTTTTTCTTGACAGTCTCTCTGTCTACGTCGAAGCCTGCATATCCTTCTACCACTGGCTCGAATGTGTCAAGGACTTCCATGACTTTCATTACACCTTCGTGGAGACGCTTAGTCTCAGGAAGTTTATCTTCCTCAACCGCCTTAAGAATATATGACTGCTCTGTTGGAGTGTAGTCCATCAAAGCTGCAGACACTAACATTTCTAGTTTCATTTTTATAACACCTGATTGGTCTTACTGTTTTTATTTAGTCTTAGCAGAGTTTCTAATACGTTGTTGAAAATCTGTAAAACTGACTACAGATTGCCCTGGAGTCATTGCTTGTAATGCCATTCTATAGTTGTCTGTACCTGCCTTCCATGTGTTACCACTGCCATCATCAGCAGAGTAATTGTTTTGGAGTTTGGTGGTATCAGCAGCACGTGCCCATGCAGCACGTGGGTCTTCCACTTCAGTTATATTCTTTAACCATACCTTTTCCTCATTGCCATCTGGCATTTGGAATACGACATGATTAGTGCCACGATGGACAACCTTTCCTATTAGTCCAGTGTCATCGTGCTCTACTATAGCACCTACCTTAAAGATATGGTTTAGCATATAGAAATCTCTAAACGAATCTGCATCTAACTTAGGTGCATACTCCCAAAGTGTCAACTCTTTGATTGACTTCTTGGTCTTCGTTTTCTTAGGAGGTGGTGTCATTCCTGTCTTCACATCCGCCATCATCTGTTTAGAATGCTTTGCAGAGACACCCTTAGGCATGCCTGCATGGAATGAGGCATGGTCATCACCACTTGCATGCTTACGCATTGCAGATGCTGACAACTTCTCTAAAGGGTCTTCGCTCTTAGGGTCTCTTGCCCCTGCTGATTTGATATTGATAGTCTTAAAGTTATAATGCACTCCATTATATTTGTTAGTCAACTTCTCAAACTCTTTTACTCTATCATCTCCTACTACCATTGTTACGTGCTCATGACCCTCGTCATGTAGGTCACGCATTACATCAAATATATTTCTATGTGCTTCATTGTTTTGAATCTTGTCCTTGTGTGAGGGAAATAACTTCCTCATGTGGTCTACTTTTTGTTGTGCGGATAACGGATTCTTTTTGTGATCCTGACTACGGGATGGGTAGATTCTATAGTTTCCCGAGTCGCCTCCGTGCGCTTTGACAGCATCAAGTAACTTGCCATGGCCAGCGTGAGGAGGGTTAAAGCGACCAAAAGTAATAGCAACATGCTTGTCCTCTAGGTTACCAGAAGTCTTCTGACCTTTTTGACTTGTCGTGGGTTTCTTAGGTTTGTTTTGTTGAGACGCACTCTTAGTTGCCTCAGTTATAAATTCTAAAAAATTCATTTACCCCAATCTTTTGCGACGGTGAAGTTTGCTCTAGAAAATTCTAATCTATCGACCAGTTTAAGTGCATTGCCATCTTTGATAGCGACGAAACCTTCTGGACTGGTTACCTTGTAACCATTTTCATCTTCTAAGAAAGTGCCGACACCTTCTATCTTTTTCAGTTTATTTATGATTTGCTGTTTAGCAGTCATAAGGTCTTTGAAACCGCTAAGTGCGGAATACATGACAGACTTATTACTATTTAGATAAGCAAGAGCCTTATCAGCCCTGTCAGACCAGTCTTTCTGTGCTTTAGCAGTCTTTTTCTTAGCAATTTCTGCCTTGAAACGTGCATCTACGAAAGAAATATACCCTTTTGCCATAGCAGTAGAGTTAGTTGGTATCTTTCCTGAGCGTATTACTTGGTTGAAATACATTTTAAACAATGCATTGTAAGCAAATGACCCTGTCTCCTTATTGATAGTGTTAAGAAACTTACGTCCACCAGTAAGGTTACGTTTAGCAGATGCTATGGTTAAGTTTATCTTCGACAACTCTGAAGGAGATAGGTTTGCCATACCATTTACATTAGTAAACTCTGAGGAGAATACTGCCACACTGTCTACACCTTGTAATGGTTTGACATTGACACCAAACCCTGCTGACATTGCGTCTATACTTGACCCACTATATTTAGTATGGAATACAATACCTATCTCACTCTTTGCTATCTGCCTACCCATGTCAGAGTCTACCTCTACACAGTATGAAATAGTATTTGGTTTGAAAATATAACATCTTTTACCTTTCATAGTGACAATGGGAGGTCTCTTCTCATAGAGTAAGTCTCCTTGTATAACACCATCAATAGGTAGTCTCATCAAATATTTTAAACAAGTCTTAAGTATCTTGTTAAGTCCACTGTCAGGGTAATACTCATCTATGAAACCATCAGTATAACAAATCTTAGGTGTCGACTTATTAAACACAGACTTATTACCTACAAAAAACTCTCCTGTCACAGGGTCTGTGCCACAAACTATAGCAGGAGCACCGTCCCACTTAACTGTTACCTTTGTATTACCACCACCCTTACCTGTGGTCAACATGTCTCGTAGACCTACAAGAAAATTAATACTATTAGTAGCACCGTTATAACCAGAGTTAAATATGTCATCTTCTAAATGCTCAAGGTGGGTATTCTTTGCCATGACTATATTATACTATACTGTGGGGTGAATGGGAAGAGTAGTGGACACTTATTTAACTGGTTATAGGAAGGACGCATCTAAGTCTAGATTCATATTACTAGGTCTGAGTCTACTAATCTTAAGTGCCATCAGAAATGACCATCGACCTTTAGATGCTGAGTTAGTTTTGATACGAATTCTAATGCTGCTGTCAGCACAAGAGTCAGAGAAACGAGGGCATCCATATTTCTCAGGGTCTTTACCCATATAATATAGACCCTTTCCTTTTATCTGTATATAATAAGTATCTTTTGAATTGTAATACTTTTCAACCTCCTGAGCAGGTCCGAATCCTTGTCCCAGATACTTGTCTGGAAATCTTTTCAAATCTAGTTTCCTAGACTTATCTCTCTCCTTGAAAGTTGCGTTTGGTGGAAGGACAAACTTAGCAGGCATATTCTTTTTAGGTTGCCAGTGAGCATTTGCTTGTCTGATAATACCATAGGACTCAGCAATACCTATCATGGTCTGTGCTGCTTCTTTCTTTGCTGTTGTTTTAGTCTTGTCAATATAAAACTCTTTACGAGTAGTATCGAAATCAAAATTCATCTGAGCAAAGTCAGCAGATAATTTTTCTTTCAATTCAAACTTTACTATGTTAGCTCCCTTTGTTAACTCAAGGTCAGCTTTAGCAGAGTCAGCACCCGCAGGGTCAGACACAGTAAATCCTTGATTCCTTAGAGATTTAATAAGACTACTCTCGTATAAGAATCCTGCGTTGGTTTTACCAATAGGTACTGCACCTACACCTTCTCCATCGAGGAGAGGCTCGGTGTCTATTTTGTTTGCCATGCAAGTATTTAGTTTGTCTTTATCGCTATATTACCTGATACAGAAATTCTCTCATCATCACAGTTATAAAATGGATACACACCATGCATAAGTTTAGATGGGAAGAATAGTATAGTGCCATTTGATTCTTCACTTAGTTGATACTTATATGTTGTTATCTCTCCTAGTATGTTGGTATACATAAACTCAAAATTAGATGCAGAGCCACCGTCATTTGCTTCGGTAGTTGCATACTGCTCTCTATAATCTGTAGGTATGTCTAACCATATGACAAAACTATACACACCAAAATGATTGTGGAAAGGATTGAAGTCATACTTCCTCATTCTATTGACCCAGAAACTTTCCAAGCACATCTGATGCTGTCCTGTAGTTGGTATCTTATCTCCTTGATTACCAAACTTAAATGCGTAGTGACTACAGTATTGTATTAATGTCCTATCAAAAAACTGATTCTTCTTATCTTTTAAATATAAACTCTCATGTAGATGTCCTACCAAATTAGGTTTGGCATTTACATTTGCTTCAAGAATATAATTCCAAAGAAGTTTTATCTCCTCTGGATATAATTTACTCTCTAACCATCCTAAGTTGGAAGGAATTATATACTGCACTAGATGTCACCTGGCTGTCGATTCTCCGAGT